TTCACTTCAACAGTACGCCGTATGACAGAAGTGGTACGTAAAACTGTAGGTAGCAGGTGTGCAGGATGTGTTGGGTTTGGTAAGGTACGTCCTGTCAATAAGAATGGACAACCCAGTAAAGTTTTGCGTGTGTGTAAGCCTTGCAAGGGTGCGGGAGTGATTTATACGCCCACACGAGAGGTTGCCGGATTCAAGCTGGTACCTCGTGATACTTACGATACTGCTGCTGCGGGATTCAAGACGGACAAGACTACACTAGAAAATAGGTCAATAGAATTGTCAGGTGATGCAAAGGAATTTGCTACCGCTTACGTCAGGTACAACGCTCTACGAACCTACCTCAATACTTTTGTAGAAGGGATGAAAAACAATGTTGATGCGAATGGTATCATCCATCCAGAGTTCATGCAGTGTGTTACGGCGACGGGTCGTCTTTCGAGCCGCAATCCTAACTTTCAAAATATGCCACGTGGAAATACCTTCGCTATACGCAAGGTTGTCGAGAGCCGCTTTCCGGGTGGGTTTATACTTGAAGGGGATTACTCGCAACTAGAGTTTAGAGTGGCTGGCTTTCTTGCAAAGGATAGCCAAGCGTACGTGGATGTAAGTGAGGGTACAGATGTTCACCAATATACTGCAGATATTATCGGATGCAGCCGACAAGAAGCAAAGGCACATACCTTCAAGCCTCTATACGGCGGCACCACCGGAACAGATGCCCAACAACGCTACTACAGAGCCTTTAAGGATAAATACGAAGGGGTTACCCTCTGGCACGACAAACTCCAGCGAGAGGCCGTTAAAACGAAGCAGATCACCCTTCCAAGTGGTAGGCAGTATGCTTTTCCATCTGCGCGGTGGACAGAGTGGGGTACAGCCACAAATCGTACAGCGATATGCAACTATCCTGTACAGGGTTTTGCCACTGCTGACCTTCTTCCTACTGCTCTTGTTCGCTTGAGCAAGATGATGAGGATTAGGGAACTCAAGTCAGTTATCTGTAATACTGTACACGATTCGATTGTGCTTGACGTACACCCTGATGAAAAAGACGCTTGTATCAAGCTGTTGGAATACGCAATGTTGTCGCTCCCTACAGAAAGCGTGAACCGATATAGAGTCGAATACGACATGCCTGTTGAAATAGAATTAAAGATAGGCAAGAATTGGCTTGACACTGAAGTGGTAAGTCTGTAAGATCATTCTACACCCCTGATTAAAGGAGCATGAAAAATCATGGAAACAGGAACAGAAGTAATGGAAATAGATAATATCGACGCAATTGTTGCAGCATTCAACGACGATAACGTTGAGGCTTTAATGGAAGCAAGTGGGCAGGGCGGTAATAACAATCGTCAGGTGGGCTTGCCTCGTATAAATATAAATTACGATGCAGAGACAGAAGATGGTGTGTCTCTTACTCGTGGAGCGTGGAAGATGTACCTAGACGGTAGGTTTATCTACGCAGAAAAAGTAAACATCCGTCCTATTTTGCGTACCTTTGAATACAGCGTATGGGATCAGGAGAGTGGTACCTTTTCATCTAAGTCAGTGCAGAAAACAAACCTGTCTGGCATGTTCCCAGATACTACTGGTGGCAACAAGTGTGGCAGACTCACACGGGATGAAGAGGATCGCCTGTCAAAGGATGATCTAGCGTATCTGCACTCTCGCTCAGTCGTGTGCAACCAAGTTGTTTACGCCAAGATTAGTGGTAGCTTTACCACTGCTGAAGGAACTGAGGTTGAGGTTACAGATCAGCCAGTGGTTGCATATTTTAAACGGTCTGGATTTAAGCCTATATCAGACTTTATTGATAGCTTGTCCAAGCAAAAGAAACTGATGCAGAAGTGTGTCGTTTCTTTGACTACCCACAAGCACAAAAAGGGTAGTGTAACTTACTGGACTCCGGTTCCTGCCCTTGTCGGTGAGGCAAACATTACAGATGAGGATAAGCAACTCATGTCTATGTTTGCTGAGACTGTAAAGGGTCATAACGATAATGTTATGAACCAACACCGTGAAGCGGCAAAGCTCGTTGCTGACGATGACGATATCGATTTAGCAGCAGACTTTGACAATGCTAACGCTGCTTAAAATACAAGACCACATGGTCAATGCTTTGCGGGGGGAAACTACTGTCTCCCCGCAAGCAGTTAAAGACTTCTCTAAAGAATGTAGTGAAGCAGCAGAGCGACAACTTGTCCGTCAACGTGGTGAGTTTCGTATTCGTATGTCAGGACTTGGTCGTCCTCTTTGCCAGCAAGTGTTGGAGAAGAAAGGCATCAAGGAAGACATGGAGTACAACACTCTGTTCCGATTTATGTTTGGTGACCTGACAGAATCAATCCTTATGCTTATAATGAAAGAGGCTGGGATAGATATTGTTGACTACCAAAGAGCCGTTGAGTTACAGGTAGGAGACACACTGGTAAACGGTACTCTTGACGTTATCATACGTGATGAGTTGGGAGTAGAAAAGGTGTGGGATGTCAAGTCAGCTAGTGACTGGGCCTTTAACTACAAGTTTACTGGTATGAACGGCGGCTACGACAAACTAAAAGAGGATGACCCCTTTGGCTATGTCATGCAGGGGTTTCTTTATGCGGAAGCTACAGGCTTACCGTTTGGGGGGTGGATCGTTGTTAACAAGTCTAGTGGTATGGTGGCTATTGTTGAAGTGCCGGATTGGGCGCAGGATGATAAAGAAGCCTATTTAAAAGACGCAGAGAGGCGAGTCAAGTTTCTCACAGACCCTGATGTAGAACCATTTGTTCCGTTCAAATCAGAACCGGAAACCTACCGTAGGGATGGTGAGGTAATTAAGACAGGTAATAAAGTATTACCTAGACAGTGTAACTTGTGTGGGTACAGATCACATTGTTGGCCTAATGCTGTGCTTCACGGCAAGGTTACTTCTAAGGCAAAGAACCCGCCGCTGGTGTGGTACGACAAACTTAAAAAGAAAGAAATGTAAAGATGCCGTACCTATTTGTGAAAGATTATGAGGTAGAACTCATGGAACTAAACAGTGACCTCAGTCATGTGTACATAGAGTCCAGCACTGGCACAGGGGGAGAACGTAGGGTCACTAGATTGAGGCTGCACGAGAAGGGTTTACCTCTGACGCTTATCAATCATTATGGTACGGATGGTCACCTGTTATCTGATACAGAAGCACGAGACATCAAAAAGGTTGAAACTGAATTACAACAGATTAGTAGACGGTCATTTTCAGGAGCTTATGTATGTGTGCCGATGCACCCTTTGACAAAAGAACTTACCAACATAGAAAAGTATTCCCCCAAACTGGCAGGGTACCTAGAAAAAAGATTAATATCAATAGGGATAACCTTTTGAATAATAAAATAAAATACAGGTCTAAGTTCGAGCTTAGTTTAGCAAAGACCTTGACGGCAAATAACATTGAGTTTCAGTACGAAGAGGAGCGGTTTGAATATATACCTGCCCCTCGACACTACACCCCCGACTTTTACTTCCCTGAGACAAACATCTATGTAGAAGCTAAAGGCCACCTAGACAAAGGTGACAGAGTGAAGATGGTGCTTATGAAGAAACAACATCCTGAGTTGGATATTCGTTTTGTCTTTATGAATGCCAAGAATAAGATTTACAAGGGAAGCAAGACGACATATGCTGCGTGGTGTGTGAGGTACAACTTTGAATGGGCTGAAGGGTCTATCCCTATGGAGTGGGTAAAAAAATGACTAACGATGACGAAATACAAAGACAGGTAGAGATAATGTCCCTTTTACCAGATAGATACTACATCATACTCAAGCCTCTTGATGGAGAGAACTTTACCTTGACTGCCTACGATACAACAGATAAAACTTACGAGGATGATTCTGACTACAATCCTGCTATGGTTATACAAGAGGGCGTTATGGAAACCATAAGAGAGAACCTTGATGATGTATATGATAGGGGTGCAGCGTCAATAAAATTTAAAATTGCTTCAGAAAACATGATTGAAGAAGTAGAAGAAGATTTAAAGGGGCAGTTTGGTAATAACGTAATTAAAGTTGATTTTGGAAAGAAACAATGAAACACGAAGAATACATGGTAAAAAGAATGAGGGAAGAAGATGTCGTTAACAAGCCGCCACACTATAATCAAGCAGGTGTCGAGTGCATTGACGCAATCCAAGCGGCGACAGACGATGGGTTTGAATACTACCTGCAAGGAAACATCATCAAGTACCTCTGGAGATACCGTTACAAAAACGGAGTTGAAGACCTCAAAAAAGCACAGTGGTACCTAACCAAACTAATCAAAATTAAAGGAGAATAAGAACATGAACAACATGTTACCTACACCATATCAGCAGTTTATTCACAAGTCACGCTACGCTCGTTGGATTGACGGGGAAGAACGTCGTGAGAATTGGGATGAAACTGTAGATCGTTACATGGACTTTATGCAGGGTCAGGTAAAGGACAAGTGTAATGTTGATATTGATTTAGGTGAAGTTCGTGAGGCTGTTCTTAATCTTCAGGTTATGCCATCTATGAGGGCAATGATGACTTCAGGGCCAGCATTGTCCCGTGACAATATCTGTGGCTACAACTGTAGTTACATTCCGGTTGATAGTCCTCGTTCGTTTGATGAGTGTATGTACATATTGATGTGTGGCACAGGAGTTGGGTTTAGTGTTGAAAGAGAGAATGTTGATAAGTTGCCTGTCGTATCTGATAATTTTAGCAGTTCTAGCACTGTAATTAATGTGGCAGATAGTAAGCCCGGATGGGCTAAAGCCTATCGTGAACTGGTTGCCCTGTTGTATGCAGGACAGGTTCCTTCTTGGGACACATCTAGTATTCGCCCTGCAGGTGCGCGGCTGAAAGTCATGGGGGGTAGAGCAAGTGGCCCCCAGCCTCTAGTTGACTTGTTTAACTTTACAGTAGAGATATTCAAGAAGGCTGCTGGACGTAGGTTGTTTCCTATTGAGTGTCACGACCTTATGTGTAAGGTGGGCGAGGTAGTGGTTGTAGGTGGCGTTCGCAGATCAGCCTTGATTAGTCTGTCTAATCTTAACGATGATCAGATGCGTCACGCCAAAGCCGGATCGTGGTGGGAGACAGAGGGCCAACGTGCGTTGGCAAACAACTCTGTTGCGTACAAATCTAAACCGGAGATGGGTACGTTCATGCGTGAGTGGCTTGCTCTTTATGATAGTAAGTCGGGTGAACGTGGCATGTTTAACAGGGAGTCTGCCGACAAGCAGGTTGCTCGTAACGGTAGACGTGAGACAGGACACATGTGGGGTACGAACCCCTGCAGTGAGATCATCTTACGCCCATACAGTTTCTGTAATTTGTCAGAGGTTGTAGTACGTGAAAACGACACGCTAGAGTCTTTGAAAGAAAAGGTACGGATAGCAACTATCTTAGGTACTTTACAATCAACACTTGTAGACTTTAAGTATTTGAGGAAAGCATGGAAAGACAACGCAGAAGAAGAACGCTTGTTAGGTGTATC